ATTTGGGGGATCGTGTGGCGGCTGATCGGCAGGTCATCAGCGACGGTGCCGTGATTGCGCAGGCGCCAGTAGTGGGTGCGGCACAAACTACGCGCACTTTCGGCGGCATGGGGATGTGTTGGCGCACGCCTCTCTCCACGACATTGCCTTGAGCCCGTCCTCATCCCGAATTGCCCGCGCCATGGCGGCGATCTTGCGGGCACGCAACGCATCACGGGCAGCGGTCATCTCGATGTAGTCGGCCTCTGATCAGATGTCGACCGCAGCATCTCGCAGGCGCGAGAGCGAGTACCCGTGCACGCTCGCAGGATTCGCCACGATCGCATCTAGGCAGTCCGAGATGGCCCACAGGTCGTCGGGGCTGGACGGGTCTAGGTCGGTCATCGCACATTCACCTGATGCCGCAGAACCGGATTCTTCCCGCCCAGCTCGGGGTCACCCAGGATCGACAGCTTCTCGAGGGTATTGAACCACTCGCCGGTGTACTCGTGCTGCCACCAGTAGCCGACCCCTTGGGCGGTGAAGTAACTCGCCATCTCCCGGACCAGCCAGGCGTGCAGGTCGTGAGGACCGCCGTAGCCCTCGTCGTAGTGGAGACCGCCGAACCCATCCGACTTGCCGTACCCGTGGACGGTGTCGAGGTAGATGTCGACGTAACCGCGCGGGCGGTAGATCACCTCCGGCTCAGGACCGGCCAGACGTTTGTCCCACGGGTCGTTGGTCCAGTACTCACCGGGCGCGAGCAGTTTGCTCTCGTTGTGGGAGACCCATAGGAGTGCCGGGAGCCCTTGGCCCAGTTTGGCATTGATCCGGTGTTCGTTGATGTGGAAGTCGTACCCCTCGTTCGCGCCGAGGAGCTTGGCGGCGTGCAGGAACACACGCATCGGGTCGATCGGCGAGGTGGCGATCATGGTGGTGGTCAGTGTCGTCGGTTTCTCTCTGTTGTTTGCCAAGGGGTCCGGCACCAACCCCATGCGGTGCCGGACCCCGTCTAGGTGTTCTTGGCGAGCGTGCAGACCGCGCAGACCCGATTCCAGGCGATCATCACGCGACCGCATTCGGGGCAGCGCGGATGCTCACCCACCGGCACGCGAGATCATCTCCCTCACATGCAGCCGCGCGACCTCAGGAGAGGGGACGGCCATTGCCTCGAAGAACAGCTTCTTGATCGGGTCCGGCTCAGCCTCGGCGAATGTGCGCAGCCACTTGGCCTGGCGGACCGAGAGCCAGGAGAACTTCGGCGGGTGGTTGATGTAGTCGGTCAGATAGACTTCCGACTTGCGCAAATCCTCCAGCCCTCCCTTCATCTCAGCGCGGACGACGTACTTGATCGCGTTGCCGATGTCGAAGGGCATGTGCCGGGTGACGGTGATGACCTCGATGCCGCAGGCGTGACTCGTGTGGTGCCTGGGGTGGTGGATCGGGTCGTGCCCGTCGCGGTGGTCCATCCGCCGCCCCCATGCCTCAGTCATCGACATCGAGCACCTCGATGATCCGCTCGGCGGTCGTCGACAGCGGCTCATACTCGTCGCCAAACTTGGCGTCGTAGAGTACGTTTGCGACCTTGGCGATTCTGGCGTCCTGCTCGTCCTTCTTCTTCTCGTCAAGCTGCACCCGCAGCCGGTCGATCTGCCGCTCCAGGCTGCCGATCAGCTTGACCTGCGCATCCTCCCGCTCATACGCCGCCGCCAGGACGCGGGGGGCTGCCATCTGAACGGCATCCTCGGGGAGTTCCACCGCATTCAGCGCATTGATCGCCCAGCCGGGGCCACTGGGGCGAATCTCGACGTAGCGCTCGTCTCCCCGGTCGGTGATCGGCAGGTAGAGCGCCCCGCTCGGGGTCTGCCAGATGTGTGTCACGTGATGCCTCTCTGTTGAATTGCCAGTATCCATTATTGCACAGGAGAATGGATATTGGAAGTCCACGCGGACAACGCTTTTGCGATCAACACCAGCCCGCCGTCTCCATACCGGTGCTCAACGGTGCACTCGCCCAACAGAGTTCCATCCCTGTCGACGGACACCGAGTAGATATTCACCGCGTCGGGGTTGGTGGCCGGGAGCTTGGCGTGGTTACGGATGCGCCGAATCTCGATGAAGTACCCCATCGAGTTCAGCCCGATGTGCGGGTCGAACCATATGCTCATTCCCACCCCCTACTACGGCCGGGGAACAGGTCGCCATCGACGGTGCCGCACTCGTCGCACTGGACCGTTGTCCACGGGTCGCGCCACGAGGTCGGGGCGGGAAAGTGGTTGGCGCGGGTGAAGGTTCGGCGAGCGCGGCACTTGAAGCACCAACACTCTCCGTCGGGGTAGCGCTTGACGGTCTCGGCCTCGGTGAAGCAGATGTGACCGCCGGGAATGGCGTAGCAGGTCATGGCTGCACATCCTCGGCGGCGTCAGCAGCCAGGAGAGCCCCGACGACGACCTCGATAGTTTGGCTCATAGCTCCCCCCGCTCAGCCAGCTCGAAGTGCTCGGCCTGCTTGCCCATGACGCGCGCCCAGTGCCGCCAGGGCAGCTCATCCTCGACGCGCTCGACGGTGAAGCGCAGGGTGCCGTGGCCGTGCCGGTAGAACCACACCTCGCCGGTCCGGGAGATTTTCAGTGCCCCTTGGGGCGTAAGCGTGTGGGTATCACCAGTGCCGATGTCAATCCATGTGTACTTCAACGGGTTTCCTATCTGTACGCCTCATTGTATCTGTTGTCGTGTGGTGGAGGATGGATATTAACGCGCATAATCACCAATCCGGGCATAGTGCCCCTGCCACGGCTGGGTTACCTCGCCGAGCGGTCCGGTGCGGTTCTTGCCGATGATGAGCACGACGTCCCCGGTGCCCGAACCGTCCTCGTTGGTGGGGCGATGCAGGAGGATGCACACGTCGCAATCCTGTTCCAGGGCACCACTTTCGCGAAGATCGGAGATCACGGGCTTGCGCTTGTCCTTGTCGCTACCACGGTTGAGCTGGCACACCTCGATGATCGCGCACTCCAGCTCCCCGGCGAGAATCTTCACCTCGCGAGAAATCTCCGTCAGGGCCTTCTGTCGGTCCCGCTCGGGGTGCTTGAGTAGCTGGAGGTAGTCGATCGCGATGAAGTCCAGCCGGCCGCGCTCAGCCTTGAACGACCGCGCTTCGGCGGCGATCTTGCTCAATGTCATGGATGAGCGATCGGAGATCGTCAACGGGGTGCGCGGGTCAACCCCGCCCAGGAACTCAGATACCCGCGCCAAGTTGTCGTTGTCGAGCCGCTTGCGAACAACCTGTCCATAGTCGGCCGTCGACCCGTCGGCAATGAACCGTGACCCCAGCTCTGTACGTGGCATCTCCAGGGAGTAGACCAGGCCGCAGAACCCTTGCCGAGCGGCGCTGAGTGCGAACGTCGAGACCCAGATGCTCTTTCCGAGTCCTGGCCGGGCCGCGATGATGTACGACCTCCCCGCGTGCAGACCTCCTGCCAGCTTGCGGTTCAGGTCCGCCCACGGGGTCGGAATCACCTCCGACTTGCGTTCAGCCTCCGGGCGCTGAATGTCGGTCCAGGTCTCCATGAGGACGTCGTAGACCGAGTGCAGGTCGCCGACATCAGCCTTCGGTCCCGACTCGGCGACGGTGGTCCGCACCAAGTCCAGCCCAGGTTCCAGGTCCATCGTCTTCATGCGCTCGACCGCGTGGGTGAGCTTGGCGATGGCAATCCGCTTGGGTGCCCACTCGACGGGCAAGAAGTCATCGAGGGAGTTCCCTGACACCACGTGGTCGGCGGCGTCCTTGCCCGTCCTGGCTTGCACAACCGACACCTCGGCATGGGCGGCCAGCAGGTCGATGATCTGGGCCGCGTGCCGGGCTCCCGCCTCGTCGCGGTCCATCACCACAATGACTTGCTTGCCATACAGCGGGGTCAGGTCGAACTTGTCGGCCTTGCCCGCACCCATCGCGGTGCAGGTCGCCACCGCGCCCTCCTGCTCCAGCGTGAGGACATCATGCTCGCCTTCTGCGATATACACCTTATCGGCGTCGCCGAGTCTGTTCGCCCGGAAGAGCTGGTCCCCGTGGGTATTCCCCGACTGGTGGAACTTCTTGTCGGGGGAGCGGAACACCTTGCGGCCGTCGCTGTACTCGTACCTCGCACCCTCCGGGTTGTCGTAGAGGTCGCGCCAGGTCAGCCGTAGGTCATCGAGCACGCCCTCCTGGGTGTCGCGGGCCGAGTGCGGCCAGAACGCCGTTCGCCCCTCCAGCCGGTTGTAGTACACGCTCAAGGAGCGATCGGCGGGGGAGTGACCGGGCGACTGGGCATCAGCCCGGTCGCCATGGTCATCGACGGCGCATCCGGTATCCCGCAGGGCGTCCAGGAACCGGGTGTAGGAGTTCACGAAATCGCCTCCCCGGTACTGGGAGACCCCAGAGCGTCAAAAGTTGGCCAGGCTCCGCATGTAGCGCCAGGAATCACGCGCCCAGCTCCCGAGGCGAGGCAGTCTGGCGCTTGATGACGCTGGCGACGATCTCGTCCAGGTTCGATTCCAGCCATTCCGAGACCATCCGGGACGCGGCAGCGCGGTCGGCGGCACCGACGTCGTAGACCTCCTGCGGGGGGCGCATCCCCGAGTAGTGCTCGAACGCCAGCGAGAACGGCTGCTCGACGGCGTACCGCCGGAACGTGGAGATCACGTGGTCAGGGGAGGACCAGATCGGTTGGCGGGCGCAGTAGTCGACGATGTCGCCGGGCATGATGCGGAACGCATTCGGCTTGCTGTAGTGGTCGAACACGGCTTCCACTGCCTCCTGCGGCCAGGTCTTGTTCTCGAAAACCCTGGCCCACGTAGAGATGTGGAGCTTCTGGGTCCCGTTGTCGAATCCTGCGAACCAGGAGTCAATGCGGTGGTCGAGTGAAGCTGCTGTCCGCAGAACGGATTTCGCGATGTCGTAGTAGTTCACAGGTTGTCCCAGGTTTCCGTCGGTACGTGAGTCGCCTTCGTGGGTTTGGGCTTCGCCCTGGCGATGAACGAGTTGAACGTGACGTTCCAGGACTTGCGGCGAACATTCTTGGCGTAGGCCCACTGGCGCATCTCGGCTGCAAGCCGATCGACGTCAAGACCCAACGTGGAGCACTTGGTGCGGTGCCGGTCCGTCGGCTCCCAATCGTCGGGAAGTGGACTAGTCCCGCTGTCATCCGCTCTCGCGCGAGAGTATTTACTAGAGTCTTGTTCTTCTTCCCGTAGGGAAGAAGAAAGTTCTTTCTCTATATCCCTGTTTTCGGGATCAGGACTTTGG